GTAGGAGTGCTAGACAGTACCTACTAGCATACACTCTCTCAACTGTACAGAATCTATGGTGACTAATAAGCCTATACTGGTCACACTCCAGGCTAGACAGACTAAGGCGGGTGTGATAGAGGGGACGGGGGAGGGTGCGTAGCTGCGGAGATTGTTACTGTACCCGCTCAGATACAAAATAGGGCTAAATTAGACTAAAAAGCAACACAGTTATAACATATAGCTATAAAGTCTAAGTTGTTGATAACAAAGGGCTATGAAGGCGACTGCGGAGACGCTGTTACGGCTGAGAATCCGCCTGTAAAGGAACAGGGGAGAACATTAACAGTAAATAACCTATGAAATAGCTTGACATTTGCTAAAAAGTATGCTATAATAACTGTATAGATTGAAAAGAGTTGCTCTAATGTTGTTTTAGTGTCCTATAGGGGGTCTGAAAGGTTAACTACTAGTAGTTGTCCTACAGGTATCCCTAAAGGGTTAGAAAGCAACTCTGTTCAGTCTCTATAGACTAGAATCTCAGTAGAGGCAATTCAGTGGCAAAGATAGGAAGACCTAAGAAGGCAGATGTTAAGGCTGTTACCAAAGGCAGTCGCAGAGGCGTAGGAAGACCTAAAGGTGACGCTTCCATCATCAATGACTATAAAGCAAGGATGTTAGCATCGCCTAAGAGTAGGAAGGTGTTAGACAGTATCCTCAATGCCGCGTTAGATGATGATCACAAGAATCAAGCAGCAGCATGGAAGCTCTGCATGGACAGGTTGTTGCCTGTTAGTTATTTTGAGAAGGATAAAGCCAGCGGAGGCAAGAGTGCCATCAACATCTCCATTACAGGTGTTGGCGGTGAGACTACTGTTATCTCTGGCGGCGAAGAACCCATTGAAGGGGACTATACAGATGTATGATATAAATCAAGACTTAGATTACTTTACTAGGGAAGAGTTTGCTTGTCAGTACACTGGCGAGAATGAGATTAGTGACAGGCTGTTGCTGAAGTTAGATTTGTTACGTGCTAGATGTGGTTTCCCCTTCGTTATTACGAGTGGTTATAGAAGTAAAGACCACCCCATAGAAGCTAAAAAGGAGACACCAGGAACTCATGCCCAAGGCATTGCAGCGGACATTAAAGTTAATGACGGTATACAGCGGTTTAAGATTGTTGAGGAGGCTATCTCGATGGGCTTTTCAGGAGTTGGAGTTGCTAGTAGCTTTGTGCATGTTGACATCCGCGACCTTGACGGTAATGAGTCTCCTGTAATGTGGACGTACTAGCTTGACTGATTTAGCAGTTGAGCTGTTACCTTGGCAGCAGGAAGTCTGGGAAGACGCTACACGCTTTAAAGTGGTAGCTGCTGGTAGACGTACAGGAAAGAGTAGACTAGCTGCGTGGAAGCTAATCATCAGTGCGTTGTCAGACAAGAAAGGTCAGGTGTTCTACGTTGCCCCTACACAGGGTCAGGCTAGAGACATTATGTGGCAGTTGCTGCTGGAGCTAGGACACAATGTTATAGCCTCAGCACACGTTAACAACCTACAGATTAAGCTGATCAATGGCTGCACCATCTCTCTGAAGGGTGCTGATAGACCAGAGACCATGCGTGGTGTTAGCTTGAAGTTCCTGTGTATGGATGAGTACGCAGACATGAAGCCAGAGGTGTGGGAGCAAATCCTACGCCCTGCTCTAGCGGATCAGAAGGGTGAGGCGTTGTTCATTGGTACGCCTATGGGACGTAACCACTTCTATGATTTGTACCAGTACGCTAGTATCTCTGAAGACCCTACGTTCAAGGGGTATCACTTTACTAGCTACGATAACCCACTGCTAGACCCTGAAGAGATTGAGGCAGCTAAAGGCTCTATGTCAGCCTTCTCATTCCGTCAGGAGTTTATGGCATCCTTTGAGGCGCATGGCAGTGAACTATTTAAAGAAGAAGATGTACGGTTTTGTGAGGAAGAGCCTACTGATGGTGCTTATTACATTGCTGTCGATTTGGCAGGATTTGCAGATGTACAGAAAGTCACGACTAAAACCAAACGACTTGACCAGACGGCAATTGCTGTGGTTAAAGCGGGCGTCGAAGGCTGGTGGGTTGCTAATATCATACATGGCCGTTGGGGCGTCGAAGAGACTGCACGACGAATCTTTGAAGCAGTCAGAGACTACCAACCAGTCGCAGTAGGGATTGAGAAGGGTGCGTTAAAGAACGCTGTCTACCCCTACCTGAACGATATAATGAAGAAGAACCAGAGATTCTTTAGAATAGAAGAGCTAACACACGGCAACAAGAAGAAGACTGACAGGATCGTGTGGGCGCTACAAGGCCGTTTAGAACACGGTAACTTAGTATTAAACAAGGGTAAGTGGAATGCTCAGTTCCTAGACGAGTTGTTCCAGTTCCCTAATCAATTAGTCCACGATGACTTGATAGATGCTCTTGCATACATTGACCAGTTAGCTAAGGTTAGTTATGCATTTGACTACGAGGAAGAGGACTACGAATTCCTAGACAAATACGCAGGCTACTAATTATGGAACTAGAAGGCAACGACAACTTCACGCTAGAGCAGGACATTGAAGGCTGGGTAATGGATAAGTGCGATAGCTGGCGCGATCATTATGAAGCCAACTATTCACAACGCTTTGACGAATACTATCGACTGTGGCGTGGTCAGTGGTCATCAGAAGACCAGACTCGTCAGTCAGAACGCTCTAAGATTATATCCCCTGCGCTACAGCAGGCTGTTGAGTCATCTGTAGCAGAGCTAGAGGAAGCTACCTTTGGCCGTGGTAAGTGGTTCGACATCAAAGACGATGTACGTGATCAGAACCCTGCTGACATCGCAGCCCTTCGTAGTTACTTGGAAGAAGACTTTGCTAAGAACAAAGTACGTAAGGCGGTTGCTGAGTGCTTAATAAACTCAGCAGTGTTTGGTACAGGTATTGCAGAAGTTGTTATAGAAGAAGAAAAAGAGATGGCTCCTGCTACACAGCCTGTGATGGGCGGTGAGCTACAAGCAGTAGGCGTTACCATACAGGATCGTACATGCGTTAAGCTACGCCCTGTAATGCCTCAGAACTTCCTGATTGACCCAGTAGCTACAGACATTGACTCTGCACTGGGCTGTGCTGTAGACGAGTATGTGTCTAGCCACTTGGTTGAGCAGCTACAAGAAAAAGGTGTCTACCGTGACGAACCTCTGTCTGTTGCCGCCAGTGACTTTGACTTAGAACCTGACCAGGAACTAACTACCTTCCCTGAAGACAAGGTTAGGCTGACTAAGTATTACGGTCTTGTTCCTACGCACCTGCTAAAAGACGCTATGTCAGAAGCTGGAGAAGACGAAGAAGTTGTAGAGTTTGGTGAAGGAGAAGAAGAGAACTACTACACTGAAGCTATGGTTGTTATTGCCAACGGTGGTACTCTGCTGAAGGCTGAGAAGAACCCGTACATGATGCAAGACCGTCCTATCGTAGCATTCCCATGGGATGTCGTTCCTAGCCGCTTCTGGGGTCGAGGAGTATGTGAGAAAGGGTATAACAGTCAAAAGGCGTTAGACGCAGAACTACGCGCTAGAATCGATGCTCTAGCACTAACCATCCACCCAATGATGGCTATGGATGCTTCACGCATGCCTAGAGGTGCTAAACCTAGCATACAGCCAGGTAAGACCATTCTAACCAACGGCAACCCTGGTGAGATACTACAGCCATTTAACTTTGGTCAGGTTAACCAGATTACCTTTGCACAGGCTCAGTCACTACAGACTATGGTACAGACTGCCACAGGCGCTATCGACAGTGCTGGTATCTCTGGCTCTATCAACGGTGACGCTACAGCCGCTGGTGTTTCTATGTCACTGGGTGCTATCATTAAGCGCCACAAGCGTACACTGATCAACTTCCAAGATTCTTTCCTTATCCCGTTCGTACAGAAGGCTGCTTACCGTTACATGCAGTTTGAGCCTGAGCTGTACCCAGTAGCTGACTACAAGTTCCACACCTCTAGCTCACTAGGCATCATTGCTCGTGAGTACGAAGTGACTCAGCTTGTTCAGTTGCTACAAACCATGTCACCAGACACACCAATGTATCCTAAGCTGGTTATGTCTATCATCGACAACATGAACCTGTCCAACCGTGAAGAGCTTATTGCTACTCTTGAGCAGGCTAACCAGCCTAATCCAGAAGCTCAACAGGCTGCGCAGATGGCTCAACAGGGTCAGATGGAGTTCCAGGCTTCACAAACTGCTGCACTTAACGGCCAAGCCGCTGAGTCGCAGGCTAGAGCGCAGAAGATTGCAGTTGAAGCACAGGCTATACCGCAGGAACTGGAGATTGACCGCATCAAAGCTGTTACAGCTAACCTAGATAAGGGCGATGCAGACGATAAAGAGTTCCAGAGACGCTTAGAAATCTCTAAACAGCTATTAAAAGAGCGTGAAGTAGCTGTGAAAGAGGATAATGTTGCTAGACAGGCAGCTCCACAGCCTGCACCTCGTCCACAACTACAAGGAATGACACCCAATGGTCAGCAATAGAGACTTAGAACACGTAGTAGCTCAAGTAAATGTACAGTTTGAGGAACTATTTAAGAAGATTGCACAACTTGAGAAACAAATAGCAGAAACAGGAGCTAAGAATGGCAAAGGCAAAAGCAACGCAAAGCCACAGAAAGGGTAGAGCGCCTGCTAAAGGTAAAGCTAAGGTTAAAGTAACTTCTAGCGGTAAGAAAGTAAGCTATGGTCAGGCTGGTAAGGCTAAAGGCGGAGGCCCTAGAGTAAAACCAGGCACTTCTAAAGGTGATAGCTACTGCGCTAGGAGTTTAGGCATTAAGAAGAGGTTACCTAAAGAAAAGCAGAACGACCCTAACACGCCTAATAACTTATCAAGAAAGCGTTGGAAATGTTCTGGCGCTAAATCTAGGAGAAAGTAATATGCCAGCAGGTAAAGGTACATACGGTAGTCAAGTAGGCCGTCCACCAAAGAAAAAGACAGCGCCAAAGCCTAAGAAGAAGCCAGTTAAAAGAGGCAGGTAACATGGCCATTAAAAAGTCTACAGTAAACAAAGCAGGGAACTACACTAAGCCCACCATGCGGAAGAACTTGTTCAACAAGATCAAAGCAGGCACTAAAGGTGGCAAGGCTGGTCAATGGTCTGCTAGGAAAGCTCAGATGTTAGCCAAGGAGTACAAGGCGAAAGGCGGAGGCTACAAGTAATGGCACTAAAAGAATCACAGAAGTCTTTAAAGAAGTGGACAAAGCAGAAGTGGCGTACACCCTCTGGTAAGCCTAGCGGCAAGACTGGAGAGGTCTACGCACCTTCTAAAACAATTAGTAAGCTGAAGTCTACAGCAGCAGGTAAGA